TTAGAGTGCCATATTGCGCTCAAACATTGCGAGGTTGAGAGGTGCACATCTTGTGTATCTGGACACAGTTCCACACTCCCAATTATTAACGAAACCATGCCGTGCGAATGGCAGGTCGTTGAACAACGACCTTCTCGTGCGAGGGGTTCTAAGAAGAACCCTTGGTTTAGTTGTACTGATTGTGGAGAGCGTTTAAAAGACCATGAAATTAATTGGTGCGAGGATTGTTTGATCCAACAAGCTGCTTTTTCTTTACAGTCCATGAAATTGGACACTAATGTTGACGAGTATGCAAAGAAGGTTAAATCAACCAAACACCGGAATAATGTCAAAGAGGTCAAGAAGCGCTCATGGCGAAAAGCGAATGCTAAATTCAAAAATAATTCTTCTGAGGACATCAAGGAATTTGAACTCTCTGGTAGAGAGATCCTGGAAAATCTTGGAATTTTTGCTGGGCATTTGGCTACATCAACTTCTCTTTTTGAGGTTGTTTTGGCCAGTTTAGGTTGTGTCAAAATGTTCACTAAGAAAGCGATTTCTGATCAAGTTATGGAAGCTTTTAACTCCTACAAGGATCCAAACCTTATGGAGAATCAGTTTCTTGAAGCTAATGATATCCGCTCTTGGTGGGACTTAGTACGCAACCACAAAATGTGGCCTCGCGTCAAAGAACTTCTCTCAGTCACTATGTCTATTGTTGCATGTGACACTGCTTGTATTGAGTGGACGTATGCTGGTTTCGAAATTTTGAAAGTAGAAGCCAGCAATCAAACTCAGCATGCCGGCGACATCCTCGATAACTTAGTTCATTTGATGACGTGGATGTATGAGACTGGAATTGTTGCAATGAAAACACGCTCTGTTCTTCCCTTCTTATTTTCAGACCAGAATTGCAAAGCTTTAAATGATGAGTTTGACGATATTATGGCTCGGCGTTATGAATTCGAAGCCGGATCGCCAGACTTGCCTGCTTTCTTCGAGAAGGTCAATGAATGCATTGCAAGGATTGCTAAGATGAAAGGGAAGATTGAAGGACCCCCAGCTCGTTGGTTACAAATTCGATATGAGAAACTTACTGAGATTCTCCTTCAACTTGAAAAGCAGCGACGTGCCAATAACTTTCAAGAGCAGCCGATTGGGCTTGCTTTGACAGGAGGTTCCAGAACTGGGAAGTCTCGATTACGAGACTTCTTTGCTAAAGTTGCACTTGGAGCGTGCGGTCATGAATGGGATGAATCGAGAGTTGTTACTGAGGCAAAAAGAGATGCTTATGATAGCAGCTATTATGCCGATACTCTTGTTTATCACATTGACGAGGTTGGGGCTTGTAAAAGGAGCAATATTAATGACAGTTCAGAGTCGGATAAACTTCTCACTCTTTTCAACAACGTCGCTCCCGAGGCCATCAAAGCTGAACTCAATTCCAAAGGTCTCATTCTAATGAATTTCAAGGTTGGCACTGTTACCTCTAATGTGGAGAATTTAAATATGCCGGCTTATGCAGAATACCCTGCGGCAGTTTTGAAAAGATTCATCATGATTAGGGTCCGAGTCAAAGAGAAATATCGGGATGCCGGTGGTGTTTCCATAAACACTTCTCACCCTGATTTGAAGAAATCTACCCCAGATAATCCAGTCGATGTTTGGGAGATTGATTTCGAAGACACGCAAATTTCTGTTGAAAAGACTAAAGGTGGTGCTTCAAAAACGTCTTATGGTTTTATCACGCACACCTGGTATGATGAAGATGGGAACTGTCGAAATTGCAAGGATATGGATCTTGTCACCGCCATTCGGGCCATGCGTTACTTGGCAAAAGAATGGCATGATAGACAGGTTAGCTTCGTTCAAGATCAAATTGCAACAAATGCTATTCCTCTTTGTAAAGAGACTGGATTGTTCCCTTTTGCCTGCTATTGCAAGGTTTGTTCCATGAAAAATCAATTCACCAAAGATGTTGCTGATATTGTTGGCGATGCAGTTACTCAGGGTGTCAAATCATACATCCAGAGTATTTTAAATCCATTTTGGTGGACTAAAACTCTTGCATACCAGCCTATCAAGTCCATGGCTACTAGTGAGCTTCAAACAGAGATTGAATTGGCTTGTGCTACTCAATCTACATGGTTATTGGCTCTCATCCCGGAATTTGCTTACAGAATAAGTGTCGTTGAGAAGTGGAGGAAGAAAATTATTAATGGTGTTGCTGACAAGCAGCATAAGTCAGTTTATGTGTGGCACGGAAGATTTAGAAGACTACTTAATTGGAGTCTTTTTGCATTACCCTTGCTATACTTTTATGGCTTTTCCTTCCTCTACTTTTGTTGGTTGTTCCTTTTGCTTTTTGTTGATGCAATCTTTAGGACCGTCAGGTGGTGGTCCTGGCAACGTCGAGTTGATTTGCTTGAAGACGAGTATTTGTCGAGGCGGGATGCAATTCAGAACGTATCACAATCACTTCGAAATTCCAAATTTGCCATTTGCTCTGCTGTTGCTTTGACTATTGCTGGTCTCAAGTTCGCTAAAATTCTTCTCGATGCGCGAAAGTTCTCCAACCAAACCACCCAGGATAGCACTTCCTGGTTGGATGGTATTATTGGTAGAGTTAAGAGCGTCGTTAAGACAAGAGATACCTGCCGAACTATTGTTCCCGATCACATTATTAATGCATTTGGCAAGTTCAATTTATTTTCCGCAGTTGTGCATCGACCTGATGGAACTCAGTCTAAGGGACAAGTTGTCTTTTTAGAGAAGGGTATTGGTTTGATAAACGAACATGCTTTTCATCAGAATGGTGATATGTCCAAGAAGAGATTCGATTGGTTGAAGATTGTTATGCAAACTCCCAAGGGAAATACCTTTGAGACAAAAGTTGAGTACGATTGCCATTGCACTGTTATTGGAGATCTTGATATGGTTGCTTTTGAGTGTCCATCATGCCCTGAAATGAAGAGTAAGGTGGAATTGCTACCTATCACTGCTCCTAAGGGAAGTGCTCCTTGTGTATTAGCTGGTAGAAGTAGTGATGGACAATATTATACTGATCCTATCACTGTTTCTTATGCCGATATTTCCCCACGAGATGTGCAATCTGAATGCAAAGTTGATGTCCAAGGTGTCTCCATTTCTGGAGGTTTCTATCATACACCAAGAGCTGTTGGAGGAACTTGTATGTCATTGATTATTTCTCAGACCAAAACTCCTTGTATTTCTGGGTTTCATTTTCTGGGATCTGAAGCGTCC